ATCCATTAGCCATTTCAGGATTTTCCATAAAGTTCTCATCCCACTTACCACCAGCGTGTGAAACAGCTAAAGCAGCTATAGCTTTTGGATGCAACATAGAAACAAAACTTGTCCATGATGATAAACCACCATCTAATATTCTATCTCCAGCTTCTAATAAATCACCGTTTTTAATAGCATCAGTGATACTATTATCATACTCAGGTTGCTTTGCATGTAGCATTTGTAATCTTTTATCTATGTCAGCGCTTGTTGCAAAACCAAGGAATCCATTTTCTTTAAATGGTTTTCTATTTGCTATTTTTTCTTGAGCTGATAATTTTTTAAATTCTAGTTTTGATATGTCTGACCATTGAAAACCTGGTTGTCCAATAGCATTAGCTTGCTCCTTAAGATCGTCCCATTGATCGCTTAGATCAGCTGGTATTCCTGCTAATTGCTCAGCACCAGCTACAAGATCTCCAACAACTCTGTTAAGACCTATTTCAATATTATCTAGTTTTCTTTCCCAAAAACCTGATTTTTTCTGTATGTATTGTGATTGTTCTGCGGAAGGTGCTCCGCCTGTGTATTTATTATAGAAAGCATTTATAAACGTATCTTGATCCTGCTCCATAGCATAGGATACTTTTTTATCTAGCTCTGCCTCACTTAAATTCGGGGCGTATTTAAGATACATTTGTTTATATAAGTCTTGCATATTGATTATATTAAGTCAGTGTCAATACCAGATCCACCACCGCCGGGTATACCCAATACTTCTAATAACATGTTTAAGTGTTGTGGCTCACCAGGATCAATACCTTTTCTAACAGTTCTACTACCTATTTTTAAATCATAAGTTCCGTCATCATAACCTTCTACACTAACTTTACTATTTAGTGGTAGTAAATTAGTTATTTGTTCAAGATCACCAGTGTTCCATATGTCCATTACTTGTTTGTAACTTAAATTAGACATTATGTTGCCAGCTCTATTTTTCATTTGATAAGCTTGGTCAGCTGCTTGACTAATACCACTCATCCAATTGTTAACTACAAAATCTCTTAACTGATCGTGGTTATTTTCATTTAATAAAGCTAAATTTGGATCGTTAGGATTATCCATATCTATCATTGGGTTTCCAAGAAAATTATCAACAGCTAATGATATTAAACCTTCTCTACCTGCTTTTGTAGCTAATTCTCTAACCTGTCTTCTGTACATGAAATCAGAGCTTTCATCTATAGGCATACCATTTTTATAAGCTTGTTGGTTAAGCTTTAATAATTCATCTACACTTTGAGCGTTCCTGTTAAAATATCCGTTAACATCACTTAGTGAAACCATACGGCCATCTTCCATTTTAACCATCATTTTACCGTTTTGTATTGCTACCTCGTAATCATCTTTAGCTGATAGTTCTTTTAAATCGTCTATTTTAGAACCTCTAGATACTATACCACCATCAAAATCTTGTAAAAACTCTGTCTTTGTATTTTTAAAATTATCTAAATCTGTGCTTAATGTTCTTATCTCACCTTGTATTTTTTGCATTCTAGCCATAGTCTCCATGTATATAGGACTTCCTGGACTAACATTTGGATTAGCTAAGTTTCTTGCTAGTCTACCGTATTCCATACGAGCGCCATTTAAATATTGTGACGTCGGACCTCTCATACTACCATTTACTTTTTCAAGCTCGATGCTAGGCATTTGTTCTATATATTTCCTAACGTTTCTATCTTGATAAATTTTTTGCATAGCTTGTTGCTTGTTGTACTCGGGGTTACCAAACAACTCGTAGCTTTGAAATTTAGGTGCTGAAACATATGCACCTTCCATTAATCCTTTATTTGCTCTCATATTTATTTAATTATTGATTTCCACTTAGAAAACCAGTCAAACCTTCTTGTATACCTTTTCCAAATGTTCCACCCATTGCCATTTGACCAGCACCACCAACTACATTGCCAATACCACTTGTTATACTTTTTGTAGCAGCAGCTCTAGCTTCATTTGCAGCACCTAATCTACTTTGTGACATACCTAGTAAAGTTTCTGTTTTAGCAGCTTCTGCGTCTCTTGCGCTTTGCGCACCTTGTATTTGTGCTGATTGAACATTAGCAGCTCCTTGAGCTTGAGCCATTTGGTTAGCGGCTTCCTGTTGACCTACATTAGCTGATGCAGCTTGTATGTTTTGTGACTGTTGACCAGCCATAGCCTGTGCCAACGCTGCAATACCACTACCACCAGCAGCACCACTCATACCACCCATTGTGTTGGCTAACGCTTGATTTTGACCTTGCATAGCCATATCCGCCGCCTGTGTATTTACGGTCAGATCTTCAAATGTATTCTCCATGTTAGCCGCAAGATTAGATGTATCTAGGTTTTCATATCTAGCTTTGTTAATTGCTAGTTCTTTTTCAGCGGCTCTTTGTTCTCTTCTTCTTTTACCACCTCCTATGATACCACTGGCTATACCAGTTAAACCTTGCAGTGCTTGAGTTGCTGCTCCTATCATAATTTTATATTTTATTTATGTTATTATAATTACACATTATTTACTACTTTCAAATATTTCACTTCCAATGTCAAATAATTCACATTGCTGCTGTTCATCGTTAACCATTTTAACCTCAGCATAATAACCTCTCATTGATGATATAGCTGATCTACTATCCTTGCTAAACAATATAAAGTCATTTGCTGTAGGTCTAGTTGTTGTTCCATCTATAAATGTTTCAACAGTTGTAGGTGTAACTGTTCTTATTTCACCCATCTCTGTTATAACCGTTGTACCGTTAGCTTGGTAATATGATGTATCACCAGCTTGTACAGAGTCATTAACATGTGGAAAAGTCATTGTTATATAAGGCATAGTATTATGGGTTTGATGCTAGTGTTACGTTTACGTTTATTTTTGGCACTGAGCTAGAAGTAACAGTTTCACTAAATTGTCCAGACCATGTGTATGTTAAATCTTGACTTCCGTAACCACTACCAGTTAACGTGCCTTTTGTTATACTTAAATTATCAAAACAACTAGTGTTATTACTTGTGCCAGATCCTTCTGATATTGCTAAAGTAATTTGTGAAAGTGTATTACCGTAGAAGTTACCATATATAGTACCAGTACCAGTAAGGTTAGTATTGTCAGCTGTGCCTATATGTATTATCTTACCGTTTGATGTGCTATAAGTACCATCGTTATATGTTATTTTAGCTATGTTTATATAACCTCCGCCACCGCCAGTAACCTCACTTAATAACATTAATGATCCACCACCACCAGATCCACTTGCTCTATCAAACATAGAGTCTAGGTTTAATTGTGATGTTGTACTTGCTGATCCATATCTATCTATAAACGCTGTACCAGTTATAACTAATGTTTTAGGTGAAGGTGTATTATTAATAACAACACTACTTAAATCAAAATCCCAATCAAAGTCATTACTATTATAATTAGAAAAATCAGTTGTTTCTGGATCTCTTGTTTGACTTATATCTGTAGTAGCTGTTGCTGTTATTGATAAATCAGCTGAAAATAAAGATGATCCTTCTACAGGATAACTCAATGCTGTTGAGGTTAGTGATACATTACTAGATGTAATTGTAAAATCACCAGCAGCACTTGAAGCACCTAGTGTTAAAGTTACATCCGCATATTGATTTAAATTAAATGGATGTTGTACTGTTCCATCTGCATTATATATATTACCAGCTAGATTTGTAGCTAATGATGTTGGAGATATACCTGCTAAAGTTATTTGGTACACCTTACTGCTTGATGTTTGAACAAAACTTATAGGTACTGTATATATACCGTTAGTTGGAATTGTTAAGGTTGTACTTGATGTTTCGAAACTATCACCATCCCAATAATTAGCAGTACCACTATCTATAACTGTTTTAAATGTAAACTGTGCGCCAGGCGTACCGTATACATGTATATTTTTATCTTCAGCAAATCTAGTAAGACTAGGTCTTCCTTCAACTCTATAACCTGTTATTTCATTAGTTGCAGCTACAGCGCTTGCTACTGTTGAACCGTTAAATTCTATTTCATCGTTACTAGTATCTTGAGCAGGGAATTTATATTTTATATTAAATATACTCCTGTGAACATCTGTTAATGTTTTACCACCAACACCTATTGTGATATTACTGTAACTACCACTACTTTCTTCTTGATCTTGCCTAGTAATCTCGTATTGACTCTCTTTTAATGTATCTTGTTTTAGTATTCTAAATTGTGGTAATGATTTAAACACGTGGGTTGCTGGATCAATTGTCATTGTAAAGCTAGCCACTTTGTTAAATGAAGTACCATCATAAACAGCTTCAAATCCAGTTGCTGCGTTTTTAGGCTCAGCTGTTGCATTGCCACTACCTTCATAAGCTTTAGCGAAAGTTATGCTGGATTCTGTATTATGACTTAACACAAGATCGTTTAGTTTGTAACGTTTAACAACTCCATCACCAGTAACAGCTATGTTGTTAGTAACATCATTATTAGGCATGTTAACACCATCAGTAAAGTTTATAGTAGCATTTACATTATTACCACTTTGAGCAAATGTTATACTACTTATGTAGCTATTACCAGAAACATTAGCTGATAAATCACCAGCTGTAAGTGTGCTTCCTGGATTAGGTGTTATTAATATAGTATCAGATGATTTAGTAGAGTGTACTTCTGTACCAGGAGTTGTAGCAAATGTTAAACTTGGATTTGTTGTATTAGCTATACCTGTTAAATTTACTATGAAATTTCTATCAGCAGGACTAACATCACCTTCTAAACTACTTGTAAATTGACCTATACCTTGTACACTAAACTCTTGACTATCTAAGTTAGATAACTGAGTAGCCACACCTTTTATATTGTTGTAATATCTGTTTTCTTTCTTTTCAAATTGTTTTACAAAACCTTCTTGTTGATCTGTATTTATATATTCAGTAAACCAACCAGGAGTGAATGTCTCTGTAGCATTACCGTAATCATATGTGTAAACTCTTGATCTACTACCACTGTAGTTTAAGGTTTTAAAACCTTTTATTGTTTCAGCTGCGTCATTAATTAATAGTGTTATAGATGTTTCATCTGAATTACCTCCATAAAAACTATTTCTTTGTTCATTTGTGTGCACCCAAAGTTCTCCATTTTTTATACTAAAGTATTTGTTATTTAAAGCACAAGCTGCTTCTGGCACAAATGTTTTAAAACTTGGCCAACCATTAACTTTTTCGTCAAAAGCTACAGTTTTATCGTTGAGAGTTAGATTATATAAACCTTTGCTACCATCGTAGCTACCTAATAACAACGTAGATGTTGGTAGGTTGTCTTTAAAATAATCTCTCATACCATTTTCAGATATGGCTGTTAAACCATCTCTAGATAATCTTAAAACAGCACCTCTATTTCTATCAGTAAAATAACATCTAAAAGCATAACTAGCAAAAGACTCAGGGTTTTTACTAATACCATAGTTACCAATAAAAGGTACTGCTTGACCTAACACCCTATTAGTAGCTGTTAACTGTTGATTGCCACCAGCTTCAAACAAAGCATCTTTATTAGCTAATACTTTTAAAACTTTATCTTCACATAAAGTTATAAGATCTGTATTTCTAGCATGTAATTTTTGTATACCACCATAATGTGGATTTAAATCTTTTGTGATTGCTTCACCTTGTATAAATTGATTTAATCTATTTATACCACTTGTTGAGTTAAATATACCAGAATATATTAAACCATTTTTTCTTCTTTCTTCTTTGTACTGCTCTGCTAGTACCGTAGATACTTTAACACCTTTGTCTATTTTAACAGCGTTAAAATCATCTCTTAATCTATCAGACTCAACACCATTACCATATGAGTAACAGTTTTTAAAATCTAAAGAGTGTTCTGTTCCATGTTGAGCTATTGGTAATGTGTTACCTGTTTCATAGTAGAAATCTAAATCAATAGCTTCTTTTGGTTCTGTTTCCCATATAGCTGGGTTATCAGATGTTAAAACCTCGTTATCAGTACTTATAACTTTTTCAACAATTTGTATTTCATCTATTTTATCACTACTAAAAGTAAAAGTATCTTCGTATGCTGTTTGATTTACGTTATGTTCAAACTGTATTCTATAAGCTCTACGTTTACTGCTTTGTAATCTTTTTCTACCTGTTCTTCTATACGTATAAGTTATATTACAACCTATTACTTTATATACTTCACTAGTATTATTTGAAGTAGATCCTTTCATTCTAAATAAAGTGCCTGCGGTTGTTAAAGCTTTTAACCAAGAGTTTATAGTGTTTGATTTATCAAAGCTTCTATCTTTATCTTTAGGTGCACCAGCCCAATATACAGTCATATATCTACTACCTAGAACAGGGTGACCATTATTAGCTGATTGTATTTTATTGTGCTTAGCTCTAGTGTCATACCAAGAAGCCGCCTGCGTACCATCACCTGGTCCAGTGTTTGGAGCATTATCAAATATTTCTCTACTATTTGTTATTCCAAACTCCGCTTGTACATCTGGATATGTTTCAATGATATTAGTATCAAACTCAGAGTCTCTATTTATTTTGGCAAAAAATCTACCATAAAACTCTGGTTTTCTTTCAAATTTTTCTTCAAATAATATTATTGATAACGAAGTACCGCTGTTACTGTTACTTGATGCTAGCGATAAGTTAGCTAACATAGTTTCACCTTCTTTTAAAGGCTCGTCAATACTAACTTCATACACATGTTTTGAACCATTATTAGTATCTTCTTGACCAGTATAACCACCACTTACTATATTGTATTTAGCTGTTTTTTGACCAGACACAGAGATTTGTACTAAACCGTCTGATGTAAATGCTTGTGCAAAACTAGGATTATCTAATGGATCTGGTCCTCTAAATCTAAATGTTGTAGCACCTATTTGTGGTAAATTAGCAGCGGCTGTTTCACCATCAACTTTACCAATAGCTTTTTTAGTTAGCTTAATAAAGTCCGGAGCTTCATTTTGTATATCTAATATTTTATATCTAGCTTTTGTAGAAACAAACGCATCTGAATCATGTTGTTTTTTTAATATTATATAACTATCTTCTGCTATTTTATTTCTTTCAGATGAAGGAAAACTTAACCAAACATTACCATCTTCAGCAAGATAATATCTATCCATTGATAAATTATAATACTCGTTAGATGTTTCTTTTATATAGTATTTAAAATGTGTAGCCCAACTAGGAGGTGTATTGCTAGCCTGTACTTTTAACAAACTAACTTTTTCAGCAAAACCTTTTGGCACTTGCCTAGAAGCTGATTGACTTGTGAACACAGGTGTTTGTCTATTATATTTATCAAGATAAACAATACCAGCTTGATAAGTCCTAAGTGACTTTATAGATAGTTCAGGTTCTTTAACAGTTGTTATATCTGATGTGTCAACGCTTAATGTGAGATCAGGTAGGTTATATTTAGGTACGTCATATTGTTGTAAATAGTTACCATATATAAGCCTGTTAGCAGTTATTTCTTGTGCTTTAGCTATTCTTGGAACATTATCCCAAGGTCTTAGCATTTGATTTGATTCTACTACTTTACCTATTAATTCTGATTCTAATTTATAAGATAAGTCAAAGTTGTTATATGAATCTCTTTTTAAAGTATCAACAACATAAACTAAATTATTATTTGATTCTTTATATAGTATATCAACCTCTTCAACATCAACAGGTCCAGATGAAGGTATAGTTATATTTAAATCTCTTAACGTATTTATCATACCAACATTATGACCATCTGATGATAGGTATTCAAAAGTTGTTGGTAAAAAAGCTAATTCACTAAATGGAGAAAATACTGAATATTCACCACTTGTATATTTCCATCTATAACCAAACCTTACCATTTTCTTTTCAAACAACACTCCTTCTTCTTCTAATAAAGCTTCCCATGGTAAAGCAACAAACGCAACTTCTACTGGTATACTTTGTATTTTACAGTTAGCACTACCACCACTATTTGATATACTAGTTACTCTAACTTTTATTTCATAATTTATAGCTGAGTCTAACTCTTCATATGTTGCGGTTAAAATCAATATATCACCAACTTGAAAAACAGATTGTGGTGAAAATGTTAAAGCTACTGAAGTTCCTGACGCTTTACCATTCCCATCAGAGTCTGCAAACAATCCAGCTGAAGAGTTATTAACTAGTACAGGTGAGTTACCTGTACCATTACCACCTCTTTTCGATGCTGACATAGTTAGTGTTGGAGCAGTGATCGGAGCTTGTTTAGCAACCGTTATATGTTCTTCTGTAAAAGCAGATGCATCAGATAATTGTGTGGAAAGTATTATCTCTCCATTGAATTTTGTATGCGTTGTAAAATCTCCATTACAACCAGATTTAAATACGTCAATATCTATTTTTTTAGGTTCAGAATTGTTATCAGTCCAAAACAACATACCATCTAAAACATTGATACCTGTTATGTACAGGTCAGATGTAAAATTTAATATATTATTAGCGTCTACTAAAACAGGTGATATTATACCTTTAGCATCATCATACTCTGCAATACAATCAGCTTCATCAGCTGATATAAACCAGTATATTTTATCAGTTTCATTGTTTAATACATGTCCTATACAAACAGCATTTGTTAATCCAAAACCAGATGACCAACTAGCTGTTATAGCTTGTGTGCTATCGTTATAAGTTTTACCACTTATTTTAGTATTACCTCTAACGTTTTGAACACTACCTACATCACTACCTTCAGATGTAGAAATCTCTATATTCTGGGCATCCCTGTATTCTCCATTAGGTACTAACCTCTCGTCCAGATCTTTATTCATTTTACCTGCACGAAAGTGATGTTTAAATTCTGGCATATTTTAGTGTTTTATGTGCTTGGATTTACCTCTCATTATCTGCGTTAGCTCTTCAGTCTTGTAGTTAGATAATCTCAGTTTAGCTTTACGCATCTCAGCAAATCTTTCTTTTTTAAATCTTGCTACTAAATACTCAGGTGTATTTATTCTAGTCGCTAGAACAGCGTGTGCAATCCATTTGTACACAGCTTCTTCAGCAAATTTATGTACTTGCATTTCACCGTCAGTACCTAACGTATCGCTTATGTATTTTAATATAACTGTTTCTCCGTTTAATTGTGAGCTAAAGTTTATTTTACCTCTATTTGAATCAATATAAAACAAACCGTTAGAAGAAGCATTTTCTGGGTTTATACCATATCTACCTCCTAAGAAAAACGTTGCATCTATATCATCGTTTTCTTCGTTTATGTTATCATTTAATCTACTGTTACCAGAGTTTTTAAACTCTTCCCATGTATCTGAATCTCTCTGTACTAATAAGCTACCATCAGTATCAAATAAATAAGCAAAATCTCCGTCTTGTAATATTGATGTAGGGTTGCTAGTTTGTCTAGCTGGATATAATGGTTGTTCAATTCCATCAGTACTTAATCTTGATAGTTTTACATAACTAACAAAATCCTGTGGCATTACCATAGTTAGATCAGGACCGATTTCAACTTCTTGTGACTTTTCAGATCTTAGTGTATCATAACTAAGTTCTGCTATACATCTTTGCGCGTGGAAAAATATATCAGTTCTTTTTACCTTGTGTATTAGTTTATCTAAACCAACATATGCTATTATAAAGTTGTTTACCAAATCTTGTACACCTATGCA